CGATGTGGAGACCCTCGGCCTCTGGCTGAAGGCGGCCTTCGGGGCGCCCGTGACCACGGGGACGACACCGAAGGTGCACACGTTCCAGTCCGGGGCTTGGTCGCTGCCCTCGATGGCGATCGAGATCAGCATGCCGGAGGTGCCGCGCTTTGCGATGTACACCGGCGTGATGCTCGACCGGCTCTCCCTGTCGATGGCGCGGACCGGGCTGCTGACCGCCACGGTCGGCCTGATGGCGCAGAAGGAGACGGTGGCCACGGTGACGGGAGTGGGGACGCCCACCTCCTTCGCCTACCAGCGCTTCGGTCACTTCAATGGGGCGATCACGCGGGACGGGGCGGCGCTGGGGAACGTGGTCTCGGCCGAGACCACCTATGCCAACGCCCTCGATCCTGTGGAGGTGATCCGGGCCGATGGCGCAGTCGACGGCTTCGACCCGATGGTGGCGGCGCTGACGGGATCGATGGTGGTGCGCTTTGCGGACACCACGCTCGTGACGCAGGCGATCGCTGGTGGCCCCTGCGAACTGAAGTTCGCGTGGGAGATCGGGGCGAACGCGAAGTTCGAGTTCACCGCGCATGCGGTCTACCTGCCGCAGCCGCGGCTGCCGATCGAAGGCCCGGGCGGGGTGCAGGCGACCTTCGCCTGGCAGGCCGCCCGCGCCGCAAGTCCCGCCCGCCTTTGCACCGCCGTCCTCACCAACACAGTGGCCACGTACTGATCATGCTCCGCATCTCATTCCGCACCGAGCCCTTCTGGCTCGACCTTCCCCATGGCGTCCGCCTGCAGGTCCGCCCGCCCGGAACCGCCGTCATTCTGGCAGCCGGGGCCGATCTGGCGGCCGGTCCCATGACCAGTCCGGGGGCCAAATCCAGGCGCGACCTCGCCGCCGACGCTGGTACCGCCCCTACCGCCACCTCCGACGCGGGTCCGCCCGCTGGCGCGCCTGCAGACAGCGGCCGTCTCGCCTTTGCCTGCGCGGTGGCGCGGGCGGCGATCCTTGATTGGGAGGGCGTGGCCGACGCGGAGGGTGCGCCGCTTCCTTTGAGTTCCGCCGCGGTCGACGCGCTGATGGCACACTGGCCGGTCTTTGCTGCCTTCGAGCGGCTCTACCTGCAGCCCGCGCTGCTGGTGGTCGCCGAGGGAAACGCCTGACCGCCCTCGCCGACTGGCAGTTCGGCGGGGGCGTCGCCTATTGCGCGGCATGTCCCGCGGTTTGCGCGGACTGCCCGCGGATGGCGAACCGGCCCGAGACCTACGAGGGCCTCCTCTTCGCGGAACTTATCCCCCGGCTCGAGACCCAGCTCCGCGTCATCGCCGGCGCGGATGGTCTTCATGTCCTCGGCATCGACATCGTTGCCGCCCTCGCTCTGGCGGGCGCGATGGGTCTCCCACCCGCCGCAGTGGCGGAATGGCTGCCGGCTGTCGAGGCGGTCGCCGTCCGCGCGATCAACCGCCGGATCGGCGATGCCGCGGCCTGAGCAGGGAGCCGGGCTCCCCGATCATCCTGCCCCCCGACCTTGACCCCAACCCGCAAGCGAGTCCCCCCATGGTCGAGAAGAAAGTCAGCGTCCGGCTCTCCGCCGAAGGCGGGCGCTTGGTCCGCGCCGAGCTGGAAGGCATCGGCAAGGCGGGGACGCAAGCCTTTGGGCAGGTCACGCTGGCGCAGAAGAGCGCCGCCGAAAGCGCAGCCGTGTTCAGGGCAGCACTGGACCGCGAAGACCAGGCCTTCCGCGACCTTCGCGCGTCGCTGGACCCGGCCTATGCGTCGACGCAGCGCTACGAGGCCGCCGTGGAGCAGGCGACGCAGGCGGTGCGTGCGGGGGTGGCCACACAGGAGGAGGCCAACCGCGTCATCGCGCTGGCGCGGGGGCGGCTGGACATGTTCGGCGGCGCGGTCGCGTCAGGCGGGCGTGGTCTCAACGCCTGGCGGGGGCAGATCCAGAACACGGCCTTCCAGCTTCAGGACTTCGCCGTGCAGGTGCAGGTTGGCACGGCGGCCTCGACCGCGCTCGCGATGCAACTGCCCCAGCTTCTCGGCGGCTTCGGCGCGATTGGCGCGGTGATCGGCGCGGGCGCCGCGATCGGCATCCCGCTCCTGACCATGGCCATGCGCGACAACACGGCTGAGGCGGCCTCGCTCGAAGACCAGATTACCGCACTGACACAGGCCGTGTCGGCACTGGAGAGTGCGAACGAGGCCGCGGCCGCATCGACCGGCGACCTGTCGCGCGCCTATGGCCGGGATGCGGAGGAGGCGCAGCGCTTCCTCGCGGTGCAAACCGAGATCGCGCGCATCGAAGCCGAACGGAAGCTCGCGACGGCACGCGACAGCTCGGTCGCCCAGTTCGGTGACTTCGGCGGTCTGACGTCGGAGGGGTTCCGCGCAGCGGCGGAGCAGCTGGCAGCGCTGGATGCACAGATCGCGGCCCTGCAGGACCGTCACGCGGAGATGCTGGCGTCCGATGAGGGCGGCAACTTCATCGACATCGAGCGGGAGCTCGCCGATCTGCAGAACGCGAGGGAGATCCTCGGGCGGGTCGATGGCGACATCCGGCGGCTGCAGGAGACCTTCGGTATCACCCGCGACGCGGCGGCGGGACTCGCCGCGGCGGTCATCGCCGTCGGTGAGGCGGACGGACCCGCGCAGGCGGCTGCGGCGGCCGAGGAGTTGTCCGTGCGGCTGGCCCAGGCAACCGACAACTTCCGCTTCGCCACCGACGAGGGGCGAGAGCTGGGGCAGCAGCTGCTCGAGGTCGTGCTGCAGGGCTACCGGATCGAGGCGCTGGATCTGGCCTCCCCGATGTCTGCGGCTGTCGGTGTCGCAGGCACCTTGGGTCAGACCCTCGCTGCCGCCGCCAACGCCGCCTGGGACATCGCGGCGGGGATCTATGCCGCGGCGCCAGCTGCGGCCAACCGCGCGCTTGGCGACGACGAACGCGGATCGCAGCGCGATGTCGCCGACATGAGCGCCAATGGCCTTGGCGCGTTCTACGCGAGCCAGGGGCTGGCCGCTGCGCGCCGGGCGTCGGCGGCTTACCTCGCGCCTCCTCGCGCCACAGGCGGGGGCTCTTCGGGCGGGGGTGGTTCCACAGTCGATGAAGGCCTCTCGCCATGGTTCGACGCCGAGCAGGAGCAGGTGGTTCTCGACGCGCTGGACGCGCTGACTGCGGCGCAGGACCGCTACAACGACAGTGTGCGCGATGGCGCCGAGACGGTCGCCGACCTCTTCACCTCGATCGTCGACGGATCGAAGAGCGCCGTGGAAGCCCTGGCGGACCTGCTGGCGCAGATGGCGCAGGTGCAGATCCAGAAGGCCTTCCTCGGGCTGGCGGAGAGCGGCGGCATGATGGGCACGCTCTTCAGTTCGCTGGGAAGCGCGCTGACCGTGCCGGTCGGCACCAATGCGCAAGGCACGGATTTCTGGCGCGGCGGGCCGACATGGGTCGGCGAACAAGGCCCCGAGATCGTCAACCTGCCGCGCGGGGCGCAGGTCTTCGACGCGCAGACAAGCCGCAGGATGGCGGCAGGGGGAGGGGAGAGGCAGTCCGTGACCGTCACCAACCACTACACGATCGATGCCCGCGGGGCAGAGGCCGGGGTCGAGGCGAAGATCGCCCGCGCGATCGAGGCGCAGAACCGGATGCTGCCGGGCATGGTCAAGAAGATCCTGAAGAACCCGAGGGACCGCTGATGGCCTTTGCCTTTCCTCTCACCCTGTCTCAGTTCCTCGACACGCTCGACAAGGTCGAAGCCACGATGGAGATCGATGAGGCCATGCTCGTCAATCGCACCGGCAGCGGCGAGCTGATCGCTTCGGACATCGGAGCGCGGCTCTGGCGCGGCCGGATCACGGGTCGCGGACATGCCTATATCGATCTCGACGGGATGACGGCGCGGATCGACCTGCTCCGACAGGCCGGCGCGTCGTTCCTCGTGACCCAGACCGTCCGGAGCGGTCCGCAGGCGGATCCCGAGGGCCTGATCCTCGGCGCGGCGACACCCACGGTCACCACGGTGAACGCGAACAGCCGCGACATCACGATCTCCGGCCTGCCCGCCGGCTATGTGCTCAAGCGCGGGGATCTGCTGTCGTTCACCTATCTGGCGAGCCCCACCCGATACGCCCTGCACAAGATCGTCTCCGGCGCGACCGCCAACGGGTCGGGCGTCGCGACGGTCGAGGTTGTCCCGCCGATCCGGCCCGGCATCGTGACGCCCGCCGCCCTGACGCTCGTGAAGCCCGTCTGCAAGGCGCGTATGGTGCCTGGCTCCTATCAGCCCCCAGTCGTCTCGCGCCGGGGCCAGGCCCTCTTCTCCTTCGACTGGCAGCAGACGCTCAGATGACCTTCTCGATTGCTGCGCAGAACCATCTCCTCGCCCGGGGCGGGGTGCGGCCACGCTGGCTGCTCTGGGTCGAAGCGAAGGAGATCGGCACGCTCGCGGCCGCGCCGCTGGGTCTCGCGACCAACGAGGACGATCTGACCTACACGGTCGATGGCAGTCCGCGCGTCTATCTCGGCGCGCTGTCCCGGTTCGAGATCGATCCGATCGTCCATGCGACAGGTGTTGCCGTCCGGAAGCTCAACATCACCTTGGCCGCCAACGCACCGGAAACCGAAGACCTGGTGCGGGGCTTCGTCATCCGGCTGGCCCCGGTCGAGCTGCACCTGGCGTTGCACGATCCGGACACGACCGACCTGATCGACCTCACCTGCATGTTCCGGGGCTTCGTGAACCGCGCGCCGCTCTCGACGCCGCCGGTGGGGGGCGGTGACAGCGTGACGCTCGAACTGGTCTCGGCGATGCGAAGGCTCGCCCTGCCGGGGCCGGCCCTGAAGAAGACGCACCAGTCGATGCTGGCCCGCGATGCCGGTGACGCGTTCCGCCAGTATGGCGCGATCGCGGCCGAAGTGCAGACCGAATGGGTGAAGACATGAGCGACAACCTCCCCGACAGCAACCCGCCCGGCAGGAAGCTGCCCGGCTGGCAGAAGCGGCTGACCGACTTCCTCCGCGACAATCACGCGCGGCCGTTCCAGCCGGGCCGCTGGGACTGTGCCATCTGGGCGGCGGGCGCGGTGGAGGCGATGACCGGCGAGGATTTTTTGCGCGGCTTCCGCGGCTATCGGACCATCGCGGAAGGCAAGCGCAAGCTGCAGGCGAAGGGGTTCGCCGATCACGTCGCCTATGTCGCAGCTTTCCTGCCGGAAGTGCCCCCGGCCTTCGCCCAGCCGGGCGACGTGGCCGTGATCGGGGACCAGAGCCTCGGAATCGTTCAGGGCGCGCAGGTCTATGTCTTCGGGGTCAACGGCTTCGGCATGGCTCCCTTCACCGTCATCGGGCGGGCGTTCCGGACATGAGGATCCGCGATCGCATCCTCTCGGTGCTGGTGCTGGTGCTGGGGCTGACCCTCATCGGCGCGGCGGGACCGGCGCTGGCCGACCCGGCGACGATGATCATCGGCACATTGACGGCCTCGGGCGTGACGGTGTCGGCGACGGCCGCCTTCGCGATCCGCATCGGTGTGGGCCTCGCGTTCTCGGCCCTCTCGCAGGCGCTGTCCGGGGCGGCGAACGCCAACAGCGCGCCGCAGGGGATCGTGCTGCGCGCGACGACGGCGGGCGAGCAGACACCGCAGAGCTTCATCCTCGGCACCTATGTCACCGCCGGGAACCTCTCCGCCCCGGACATGTCCCACGGGACAGGTGGCGACACCCGCTACCTCACCCGCGTGATCGACGTCTCGGACGTGCAGGTCAGCGGCCTCGAGGCGCTGATCATCAACGGGCAGAAGGCCGAGCTCGCCACCGGCACGCCGTCGACGTTCACGATGACGAACGGCGACGGCACGACGCCGGCGATCCATCCGGACTATGGCCCGACGGTGAACAAGGGCGACTTCATCGGCTTTGCCTGGTGCCGGTTCAAGACCGGGTCGCAGACCACGGCCGACGCGATGCTGCTCGACAAGTACGCGAGCTACCCGGAGCGCCCCTGGCAGACAGGCATGGTCGGCCGGGGCGTCGCCCATGCGGTGATGACCTTCCTCTGGCGCGACAGCCCGCAGCTCTGGCAGGGCGCGCCGGACGTCAGGTTCATCGTGCAGGGCATCCGGCTCTACGACCCCCGCAAGGATTCGACGGCGGGCGGGTCGGGCGCGCATCGCTATGGCACGACGTCGACCCATGAGTGGTCCGACAACCCGGTCGTGATGATCTACAACCTCCTGCGCGGCATCCAGATCCGGGGCGGGCATGTCTACGGCGGCGGGTTCACCGCGGCGCAGCTGCCCTATGCCATCTGGGCGGCCGCGATGAATGCCTGCGACGTCCTGGTCGGCAGCCGGAAGACCTATACGGCCGGATATGAGGTCTTCATGGGCGGCACCGACGCGGGCGGGCAGTCGCCGGCGGACGTGGTCGAGGAGCTCTTGCGCAGCTGCGCCGGGCAGATCGCCGATGTGGGCGGCACGGTCGTCATCCGCGTCGGAGCGCCGGGCCTGCCGGTCAAGTTCATCACTGACGACGACATCCTGATCGACGCGCCGCAGGAATACGATCCCTTCCCGGGCGCCGAGGAGAGCTGGAACGTCGTGCACGCGACCTGGGTCAATCCGGGGCGGCTCTGGACGGTCAAGGAAGCGACGCCGAAGCGGGACGAGGATGCAATCGACGTGGAAGGGCAGGAGCTCGTCGCGAACCTCGCGCTCCCCGCGGTGACGAACGGCCAGCAGGTGCAGCAGCTGATGGCGGCCTGGCTCAAGGATGCCAGGCGCCACCGGCGGCACAGCATCACCCTGCCGCCTGAAGGCATCCTGCTCAACCCGCTCGACACGATCGACTGGACGAGCGCGCGCAACGGCTACAGCGGCAAGGCATTCGAGATCGGCCAGGTGGGCATCGACACGATGTCGCTCTGCACGACGCTGGCCCTGCGCGAGGTCGATCCGGCCGATTACGATTGGGAGGTGGGCGACGAGATCGCGGTGGACGCACCCTCGATCGAGAAGGTCGAGCCTGCCGCGCAGTCCGTGCCGGGCTTCGATGCCACCGAGGCCACGATCAAGGACGGGACGGGGGCTGATCGCCGTCCCGCGATCCGGCTGGAATGGTCCGCCCCGCTGCCGGGGGTCTCCGCCATCCGGTTCCAGATCCGGGTGATGAGCGGGGCTGTAGTCGCAGTCGAAGGCAGCACCGCCAACGTCGACCAGGGCTACCACGTGGTCTCCGAAGGCATCGTCGCCAACGTGCAGTATCAGGCTCGCGCCCGCCTCGTCGGCCCGAAGAAGACCGTCTGGACCGCTTGGGTCACGGTTGCGGCCCCCGATGTGAAGCTCACCAGCGCCGACATCGAGGGCGGGGTGGAACAACTCCTCTCGGACGCGGGCATGACCGGCGTCGAGATCGTGAACAGCCTGCCCGCCACGGGCAATTTCGAGGGGCGCACGGTCTATCTCACGACGGACGGGAAACTCTACCGCTGGGACGGCTCGCAATGGACCGCTGCCGTCGAGACGGTCGATCTCGTGGGCACCATCGTCGCCGACGAGGTGGCGGACGGGGCCATCACCACCGCCGCCTTCGCCACCGGGATCGCCCCTGTCGAGATCGTCGCCACGCTCCCCGCGACCGGCAACTTCGCGGGTCGAACGGTCTTTCTGACGACCGACAGCAAGACATATCGGCACACAGGCAGTCCCTCTGGCAGCGCGGGGTTCACCGCAGCCGTCCCGGCCGTCGACGTGACCGGCCAGCTGACGGATGCGCAGATCGCGGCGATCTCGGCGGTAAAGCTCACCGGCCAGATCACCTCAACGCAGATCACCGATGACGCCATCACCACGCCCAAGATCGCGGTTGGAGCGGTGACCGCGGCGGAGATCACCGCCGGTGCGATCACGACAGAGAAGATCGCCGCCGGAGCCGTCACAGCTGCCACGATCGATGCGGGGGCCATCACCGCCACGAAGATCGCGGCCGACGCGATCACCGCGGACAAGATCGCCGCCAACGCCATCACGGCGGGCGCGGTCGCCGCCGGGGCCATCTCGACCTCGGAACTGGCCGCCGGGGCGGTCAATGCGGACAAGATCGCAGCAGGCGCCATCACCACCGAAAAGATCGCCGCCAACGCGGTGACCGCCGGGACCATAGCGGCGGACGCGGTCACCTCCGCGAAGATCGCCGCCAATGCCGTGACCGCAGGCAAGATCGCGGCCGACGCCATCACCGCCGGGGTTGTCGCCGCCGGAGCGATCAGCGGCGACCTCGGCCACATCGCCAGCCTCTCGGTCGACACGCTGCAGATCAAGGGCCAGGCCATCACGGTGGCGGCGCGGACCTGGCGCCCGGAGAAGGTGACCATCTCCAACCCGTCCTCCTGGTCGCGCCGGGCCAGCCTGAGCCTGACCCGGGTGGCCGGGTTCCAGACCGAGCTGCGGGTCAACTTCGCCTATTCTGGCACAGGCACCGCGGTCGTCATCGGCCGGCTGATGCGGGGCAGCACCCAGATCGCCACGGCCGCCTTCACCACTGGCGAGCGTGGCTCGCAGATGCAGGGAAGCTGGGTGTTCGTGGACACCAACACGGCGGCCGGATCGACCCCTACCACGTCGAGTTCAAGCGCGGCTCCTGGGCCGGAAACTCTTTCAACGTCTATCTCTGGAACGTCCGGCTGATTGCCGAACAGGTCATGCGCTGATGGCAAAATGGGCAATCTATAACTCGACGCTCGGGACCTCGACGGCCCGGCCGGTCACGGGGATCATCGAACTGCCGGACGAGCCGGCCAGCACGCTCTCTTCCCGCCTGTCCGACCAGACCGCGCTCCTCAACGTCAACGAGGCGACCATCCGGCTGACGGATGCGACCGAGTATGTCGATCTGGACAATGACACCTCGACCTATGACTACACGGTCAACCCGACGCTCACCCCGCCGGTGACGCTCACCGCCGTGACGGTCAACCGCATGACCCTCGCCGAGAAACAGGCGGATTTGACCAGGCGGCGCGACCAGCTCATCGAAGCCGCGATCCTGGCCTCGAACTACGACCGCTACATCTCGGACGGGGACCTCTCGACCTACGCCACCTACATCAGCTCCCTGCGAGGAATCTCCTCGTCAGAGGCGGACCCGGACAACGTGGTGTTCCCGACGCTCGGCACGATCAACGGGGCCGCCGACCGCGTGCTGGCCCGGCAATACAAGCGCGCCAACATCCTGGACACGGTGGGTCTTTCGAGTGGCGTGCCGACCGGCGGGATCATCGAGACCGCGACCAACGCGAACGGCCTCTACATCCGCTTCGCGGACGGCGGCCAGATCTGCCGGGCGCGGATCACGCCCGTCTATTTCAGCGGCGTGCGGATGGCGACGAGCTGGACCTTCCCGGCGGCCTTCTACTCCCTGTCCAGCTACTCCTTCGTTGCCACCTTCTCGGAGCGCAACAACTCCAACACGGTGGCCGGTCTTGCCGATACCGACATCGAGGAATGCACCATCGTCTCGAAGTCCCGCTCGACCACTGCGATCGACATCCATGTCCTGAGCCACACCTACTCCTTCGTATCGGGTGACCTTGTCTGGCTCGACATCATCGCCCTCGGGAGGTGGGCGGCATGACCTGGCACATCCATCTCTCCCCGACCGCCCGCCTGCCGGGCGACACCACCACGCTCGCGCTCTCCTTGCAGGGCGATGTCATCACCGTCAACGGGGAGGAGCTGGATCTCGGCCCGCTCGACCCCGACGAAACGCTGCCGCACAGCGTGATCGACTCCCCCTTCATCGAGAAGGACGTGCAGCGCCTCGCGGACGGCACGCTGGTGATCCACTTCACCTTCCCGATCAGCCCGAAAGCGCTCGAGGCCGCCCGCTTCCCCGCGCCGATCACGGTCACCACGGACGGGCCGATCACCCTGCCGTCACCCGATCCGGAGCCAGCCTGATGTCCATCCCGGTCGATTGGGGCAAGAAGCGGACGCCTGCCGACGCGCTTGCCGAACACAAGATGGCTGCGCGGGGCCGGATCATGCGGCTCTCTGGCGACGTGCGCGCCAAGTACCTCTCGATAATACCGGGGCAGGAGATGATCTACCTCTCCAAGGAGCGCGAGGCGGCGGCCTACCTTGCCGGCGCGCCGGGCGACTATCCGTTCCTCACGGCCGAGGTGGGCGAGACCGGCGAGACCGTCGCGCAGGTGGCGCAGGTGGTGCTGAACCTCGCCGCCGGCTGGCGCGTGATCGGCGCCGAGATCGAGGCCCTGCGCGTCCGCGCCAATGCCGCGGTAACCGCGGCCGCGACCCTCGCGGAGGTCGACGCGGCCCTGGCCAGCTTCACGACGGCCATCGCGGCCTGGTGACCCGACGACCACCCAACCCATCCAGCTCTGCGCGACCGCGTGCAGCATCCTGAAACGGGGAGACCTGATCCATGGCATCGTCCGAACCCTGGAATCTCGACAAGCGCGTGAACATCGCGATCGTCCTGGCCCTCATGACGCAGACGGCCGGCGCGGTCTGGTGGGCCTCCATGATGTCGGCAAGCGTCACCCAGCTGCGCGAGGCCGACCTGCGCCACGAGCAGACGATGGAGCGGCAGCGCCTCGACGGCATCGGCCAGGAGGGGCGCCTGCGCCTCCTCGAGCAGAGCGCCACCCGGGTGGATGAACGGCTGGGCAGCATGGACGAGCAGCTCGACAACATCGCCGAGGGGGTCAACCGCCTCAACGACCGGCTCGAGCGCCTGCTCGAGGACCGGCCCTAGCCGGGTCCGGCGTGCCCCGACACCGGCCCGCATCCCTGGCGACCTGCATCCCCTGCGACCTGCAACCTGCCGGGCCCGCCGTCTGGCGGGTCTTCCATTCTGGAGAAAGACCCATGACCGACATGACCCTCTCGCCCCGCGGGCTCCTCGAGATCGCGGAACACGAAGGCATCGTGCCCGCGCCCTATCGCGACAGCGCGGGCGTCTGGACCTGGGGTATCGGCCACACCGCGGCCGCGGGCGGGCCGGATCCGGCCAGGATGTCCCGCGCAATGCCGCAGGATGTCGATGCGGCCGTGATGGCCGCGATCGACCAGTTCGCTATCGATGTGATGGGCTACGTCGCGCGGGTCAATGTTGCCGTCCACGTGCCGCTCGCCCAGCACCAGTTCGACGCGCTCGTCTCCTTCGACCTCAACACCGGTGGCATCCATCGCGCCAAGCTCACCGCCGCGATCAACGCGGGCGAGCCGGACGCGGCGCGGCACTTCATGGGGTGGCTGAGGCCGCCCGAAATCCGCAAACGACGCACCGCCGAGATGGCGCTGTTCCGGAAGGGCGACTACGCGGCCAACGGCGATGCCGTGCCGATCTGGCGAACGGATGGCAACGGGCGGCTCAAGGGTGTTCTGCGGACGATGTCGGGGGAGGATCTGCTGCGGCGGATCGAGGCGGCACCGATCCCGGCGGAGCTCCCGACGATGATTGACCTTGCGCCAGCGGTTGCGGCTGCTGCTCGCGCTCGGGCCGCGCAGGACGCGGCCATGCTTGCCCTGACCGATCTCGAGGCGGCTCTGGCCGTCTGAGGTCCGTTCCTCCCGCGGCAGGCGCCGCACCCCTTACAACCTGAAAGGACCACATCCATGAGCGTCGCGACCCAGCTGCTCCGCATCATGCTCTTCTCGTTCTTCTCTTTCCTCGCCGCCAACGGTGTCGGCGTCTGGGATGCCGATCTCGGCACTCTCACCGTGCAGGTCGACAGCGTCACCGCACTCCTCGTCGGGGTCGGCGGACATCTCGCGACGCTCGGGTGGTGGAGGAGGGCGAACAAGGCAGGGGGTTGATGGCAGGGTATCGTCGCCTAAGGGCACCCCTGTGAATGCAGTGCGAAGCGGGAACGGGGGCATTCATCAACCAGGCAGTCGGAACGGAAGATGCCGCCCGCTGACCACGCGGGCATCGCTCACTTGCCAGAATTGCTACCGATGCAAGCCTTCATGGCCCGACGGTGCGGCCTGTCCCGCTCGCCACAGGCGCGTCCCTCCCCGAGACGTGGCCGACATCGGGTTAGCCGCTCCGGAGCATCGGACGACTGCCGCCAGCTTCGGACCGGTCGCGGATTGCTCGCGTCTAGCGGGGGCACCACCAGGTCACCGGCTTCACGGCACGCGGTATTCACCACCCAACCATAACGCTACACCCCGCCGATCACAAGAAAGCTCATGCCAACCGTTCTGCATCGTTGGAAGCACGCCGACCCGCGTGCAGGCCAGCGCTCCGGCAGGGCCAAAGCCAGCTGCGGTGATGGAGCAGTTCAGCATTCCCCAGCGGTCCCAGTAACGGCACGCGATTGAATCGCCCGAGGTTTCTCCATGCCAAATCTTAACGATCTGTCTGAAGGGGGCGAGCTCTGGCAACAGAACGTGAGCGCGGTTCCAAAGGGGTTCGCGGAATTGGCTGCCGTTAGGATGCACTTCCACATGATGTCGATGCGCCAACGGGCGGCGATGCGGCGGCGGCATGGCTTTCATAGGCAGAAACTCTAGGCGCCGCCCGTCGCGGGGTGCGACAAACGGGGCCGGAGGGCGGGGCCGTAGGCGGACCCCGGACCAGATGACATGGAGGAGGTCCCGATGGCTGAAACATCGTTGACCGGGCGTTTGTCCGACCCGTCACTGCTGCGCGAGGACGCGATGGTGGGTGGCCGGTGGTGTCAGGGCACCCAAGGCAAGCGGATCGAGGTCACCAACCCCGCGACGGGCGAGGTGCTGGCGCGGGTAGCCGATATCGGGCTGGACCAGATCCGCAGCGCCATCGCTGACGCGGATGCCGCGCAACGCGACTGGGCCCGGGCCACGGGGAAGGAACGGGCGGCGGTGCTGCGCCGCTGGCACGATCTGGTGCAGGCCAATGCCGAGGATCTGGCCATCATCCTGACCGCCGAGATGGGCAAGCCGCTGGCCGAGGCGCGGGGCGAGATCGCCTATGGCGCGGGCTATATCGAGTGGTTCGCCGAGGAAGCCAAGCGCGTCTACGGCGACATCATTCCGGGCCATCACCGCGACAAGCGTATCCTCGTGATGAAGCAGCCCGTGGGCGTGGTCGCGGGGATCACGCCGTGGAATTTCCCGAACGCGATGGTGGCGCGCAAGATCGCCCCCGCGCTGGCCGCCGGATGCGCGATGGTCTTCAAGCCCGCGCGCGAGACGCCACTCTCGTCGCTCGCGCTTGCCGTGCTGGCGGAGCGGGCGGGGCTGCCGGCGGGGCTTCTGTCGGTGATGCCGACATCGCAGTCGCGCGTCTTTGCGGCCGAGATCTGCGAGAATCCGGTGGTGAAGAAGCTGACCTTCACCGGGTCGACCGAGGTAGGGCGCATCCTGATGGCGCAGGGCGCGAAGAAGATCCTCAAGCTCAGCCTCGAGCTGGGCGGGAATGCGCCCTTCATCGTGTTCGACGATGCCGATCTGGAGGCGGCGGTGCAGGGGGCGCTGTTGTCGAAGTTCCGCAACAACGGGCAGACCTGCGTCTGTGCCAACCGCATCTATGTGCAGGCGGGCATCCATGACGCCTTTGTCGAACGGCTGGCGCGGGCGGTGTCCGAGATGCCGGTGGGGGACGGGTTCGAGCAGGGGGTGCTGCTGGGGCCGCTCATCAACGCGGACGCCAAGGCGAAGTTCGACGACCATGTGGCCGATGCGCTGGACAAGGGCGCGCGCGTGATGACGGGCGCCGCGCCACATCCGCGCGGGGGGACCTTTGTGCAGCCGACGGTCCTGTCGGGCGTCACGACCGCGATGAAGGTCGCGCGGGAGGAAACCTTTGCGCCGCTGGCCCCGGTGTTCCGGTTCGAGACGGTCGAGGAGGTCATCGCCTTGGCCAATGACACCGAGTTCGGGCTGGCTTCCTATTTCTATGCCAACGACCTGCGCAAAGTGTGGCAGGTTGCCGAGGCGCTGGAATACGGGATGGTCGGCGTGAATACGGGTCTGATCTCGACCGAGGTGGCGCCCTTTGGCGGGGTGAAGCAATCCGGCTGGGGACGTGAGGGGTCAAAGTATGGTCTGGATGACTATCTTTCGATGAAATACGTCTGTCTGGGCCAGATCGTCTGACCGGATCGGCCCTGGAGCTTATGGACCCCGCCGACGGAGTCGGCGGGTTTTGTCTTTTTCTATCAGACGGTTGCTACGACTTCATGTTGAGGCCGCAAGAAAATTTCAATACCGGTTCGGTATGGCGGATATACGAAAAAGCTATTTCCGTTTCGCGACCCCTGGGCTGACGGTGGACGCGTCCTAGGGCGGCAGTCAGGCCGCGCGACCACAAGAGGACGCTGGGAGGAGACATGAAAGTTTTGAACGCAGCCCTGCTGCGGCCGGTGGCATTTTGCCTTGCGGCTGCGATTGCAGGTCCGGCCGCGGCCGATGTGAGCGAGTTGCCCGCCGAGATCCGGGACGCGCTTTACAACCCCGACTTCCTTGATCCGATGCAGCCGGTCGGCGAGAGCGCCTATCGCGACTTCATCGCAAAGAACCCGCCGCCCTGGACGATCGGCTATGCCTCGTCCTATGCGGGCAATACCTGGCGCGCGGGCGTGATGGACCGCCTCCAGAACGAGATCATCCCCAAGTGGCAGGCGCTGGGCCTGATCGACGAGGTGATCATCACGCAGTCGAACCTGAACGACTCGGTCCAGATCCAGCAGATGCGGCAGCTGGTCGATCAGGGCGTCGATGCGATCATCGTGTGCTGTTCGAACCCGACCGCGCTCAATGCGACGGTGGAATATGCCTACCAGCAGGGCGTGCCGGTATTTTCGGGGATCGGCTACCTGACTAGCCCCTATGCGATCAACTCCTCGGCCAACTTCGTGGTCGGCGGGCGGATGCTGGGCGAATGGATGGCCAACGAGATCGGCGGCGAGGGCAACATCCTCGTGGTCGAGGGCATTCCGGGGGCCTCGGCCTCGGACAGCCAGAACGTGGGCATCCAGGCGGCGCTGGCCGATTTCCCGGACATCAATGTCGTAGGGCAGGTCGCGGGCATGTGGACCGATCAGGTCGCGCAGGCCGAGATCCAGCGCTGGCTGGCGACGAACCCCGGGCAGCTTGACGGGATCATCATCCAGTCGGCGTCGGAACTGGGCGCGCTGCGGGCTTTGCAGCAGTCGGGCCGCGACATGATCCCCTTCACCATCGGGTCGGAACTGGGGGCGCTGTGCTACTGGCGGAACAACCCCGATTTCGTGTCGGCGGCGATCCATGCCTGGCCGCCGGGCGACGACTTCGAGATGATCTGGAACATCATGATGCGCACGCTGCAGGGGCAGGGGCCCAAGGTGCAGTCGATCCTGACGACGCCGATCGTGATGGACCGCGACCAGATGATGGAAGCGATCCCGGCGGATTGTTCGGAGCAGTCGGACCAGTGGTACCATCCGGGCATCGAGGCCTGGGCGGGCAAGGAGTATCTCGACAACTTCTTCCTGCGTCCGGCCGACCCTGAAGCCTATGATCCGGCATCGCACCCGGTTGCGCAGTAAGCGCGGCTGACAGTGGGGTCGCCGTCCCCTGGCGGGATGGCGGCCCCTTCTTACCCCCACCCTTCATCCCCGGACTGTCCGCCCATCATGCCCGCCGTGTCGGTCGAAATCTCTGACGTGCGCAAGACCTTCGGGCCGACGGTGGCGCTGGGCGGGGTGTCGCTGCGCGCCTATGAGGGCGAGGTCCATGCGATCATCGGCGGCAACGGGTCGGGCAAATCGACGCTGGCCAAGGTGATGTCGGGTGTCCTGATCCCCGACGCAGGGCAGGTGTCGGTGATGGGCAAGGTCGCGACCACGCCGCACGAGGCGCGCGAGATCGGGATTTCCAACGTGTTTCAGGAGGTTCTGGTCGCCGATGAATGTTCGGTGCTGGACAACCTCTATCTGGGGGCAGACGGGCTTCTGGGGTCGTCGATCAGTTCCGAGGAGCGGCGGCAGAAGGCCGGCGCGCTTTTGGCCGAACTTCTGGGCTTTGACCTCGACCTCGACACGCCGGTGGGCGAACTGCCTTTGTCGATCAAGCAGTGGATCACCATCGCGCGGGCGATGCTGACCGATCCGCGGGTGCTGATCCTGGACGAATCCTCGGCCGCGCTGGATTTCGAATCGACCGAGCGGCTGTTTCGCAAGATGCGCGAGATGAAGCGGCGCGGGGCGGCGATCCTGATCGTGACGCACCGGATTGCCGAACTGGTGCGGATCGCGGACCGTGCGACGGTGCTGCGCGACGGGCGGACCGTCGGCACGCTGGAGAAGGACGAGATCACCGAGGCGCGCATCCTTGCGCTGATCGCGGGGCCGGAGCGGGAGAAGGCGCAAGGGTCGGTCGAACATGCGGCGGCGCTGTCGACGGACGCCATCCTGCGGCTGACCGACGGGCGCGTCTGGGACGATGCGGGCGCGTTCGATTTCACGCTGCATCCGGGCGAGATCGTGGGGATCACGGGTCTGGACGGGCAGGGGCAGGCCGATTTCGTGCGCGCGCTGGCCGGTGTGCAGCCGATGGTGGGCGGGCGGATCGCCGTGGTGCGCGACGGTGTGGCGGAGCAAGTCACGGACCTGCGGTCGGCGCGGGAAAACGGGATTTCCTACGTCTCGGGCGACCGCAAGAAGGAAGGCATTTTCGCCAACCTTGGCATCTTCGAGAACATGGTCCTGCCGATCTATCGCGCCTATCGCGCGGGGGGGTGGCTGAACCTGATCAACCGGACCAAGTTGACCCCGGTGTTCGAATGGGAGGCGTCCAAGCTTGCCATCAAGATGGGGGCGCCGGACAACCTCATCACCTCGCTGTCAGGGGGAAACCAGCAGAAGGTCTTGATCGCGCGGGCATTCGCCGAGAAGCCGCAGGTTCTGGTGCTGAATGACCCGGCGCGGGGGATCGACATCGGCGCCAAGCTCGACCTTTACCGCAACCTGCGGGAATTTGCGGCGCGCGGGAATGCGGTCGTGTTCCTGTCCTCCGAGATCGAGGAGTTCCTCAACCTCTGTTCACGGGTGCTGGTGTTCCGGGGCGGGGCGGTGTCGTCCTCCTTTGATCCGCCGTTCGACACGCATGTGATCCTGAACGCGATGTTCGGGCGCCGCGCCACGGCGCTGATGCCCGGCGAGGCGCTGGCCGAGGAGGAGGCGCATCATTTCGAAGGGGCAGAGGCACCGGTCTGGGACCGGCCGCTGACCGAGGAGGGCCGCCCGGTGGCGCGACCCGTCCGTATCATCCCGTCCCGCACGAAGGAGGACAT